AACTACTTAATAAATAATTTAATGTGGGGCTTCGGCCCCGCATAAATTTTAACGGAGAAAAATATGAGTTCAGATCAAAAGTTTACTACTATAACTAGTACAGGACAGGTAAAAACTATTTCAGGAGGAACTACTAACATGGGTCCATGTAGAGTTACTTACATTCAATGTGAGGGAGTCGCTGGTTCTAAATTAATTTTAAGAAATAGTAGTGACGGTAGTGGAGCAAAAGTATTTGAAGCTGATTTTGGTACAGAAGGTTTAGATATTTTTATGCCTGGAAATGGTATTAGATTCGAAACAACTTTACATGCTACGATAACAAATACTACATCTGTTACTATTGGTTATACTGGCTAGGAGGTTAAATGGCTAACACTACCTCGGGTACAACTACTTTCGATAAAACTTTTTCTATTGATGAAATTATAGAAGAAGCTTTTGAAAGATTAGGTATTCAAAACGTAACTGGTTATCAATTAAAAACATCTAGAAGATCTTTAAATATATTGTTTCAAGAATGGGGCAATAGAGGTATTCATTACTGGGAAATAGGGGACACAAATTTAGATTTAATTGAAGGTCAATCAGATTATGATTTTTTTAGATCTACAGCTGATGGCACTAGTGCAACTACAACAGCGCCTGCAAGCGTGTTTGGTATATCCGATGTTCTTGAAGCACAACTAAGATCAAATAGAACACAGACAACTCAATCAGATAGTCCGATGACAAAAGTAGATAGATCTACTTATGCAGGATTCTCAAACAAATTATCAAAAGGCACACCTAATCAATATTGGGTTGAGAGATTTATAGATAAAGTTAGAATACACATTTATCCCACACCAGATTCAAGCAACGCATCCAAAGATATGCATTTCTTTTTTATAAAAAGAATTCAAGATATAGGAGCATACACTAACGCAACCGATGTTCCATTTAGATTTGTGCCTTGTATGGTATCAGGTTTGGCATATTACCTATCAATGAAGTATGCACCACAATTAATGCAAGGAATGAAATTAGTTTATGAGGATGAATTTCAGAGAGCATTACAGGAGGATGGGTCAGCTTCTAGCACATATATTACACCTAAAGCTTACTACCCAGGAACATAATGGCAAAGTACGCAACAGGTAAATATGCAAAAGCAATATCTGATAGATCAGGTATGGAATTTCCATATGAAGAAATGGTCAGAGAATGGAACGGATCCTTTGTACATGTTTCAGAGTTTGAACCAAAGCAACCACAATTAGAACCAAAACCAATGAATGGTGATGCAATATCATTAAGAAATGTTAGACCTCCTAGAACAGAGACAGCAGTTCCAAATCTACTACCATTAAATTCATTTACAACAACAAATGGATCTACAACAATTAGTGTTAATGAACCAGATCATGGTAGGTCTAGTGGTGACACCGTAAGATTTAGAGATGCGAGTGTTGTCGGAGGAGTGGCTGCAGCAACAATAAATCTAGCCGCAGGATACACTATTACTAAAACAAACGATGATAATTATACCTTTGCAACTGGCACGACATCTAGTATAAGTGAAACAGGAGGAGGCGGTTCTGCATCAGCAGGACCCGTAACGGTAACGGCATGATTAAATGGATTAAAAATTTATTTTGTAAAATAATTGGTATTAAACAATGTCAGTGTCCTGAGGATATAGATGAGCACGCAGAATTATATTTAAAACCTCAAGAATCAGACACACCTGTATATGAAAATGAAGAGGCAGTAAAAGCAGAACATTGTTCTGGTCACAAAAGATTTAGAAAATCTTGTCCTCTCTGTTTGGAGATAATTAAATAATGGCATACACTTTAACAAATTTACAAAACGATATAAGAAATTATACAGAGGTGGATGATTCTGTTTTTTCAACATCTGTTTTAGAAACCATAATTAAAAATGCTGAAAATAGAATATACAGAGACTCTGATTCTGACGATGACAGGTTTTATGCCACATCAAATCTACAATCAGGTAGCAGATTTGTAACAATACCTTCTGATTTAAGAATAATTAGATATGTTCAATTAAAAGATACAACTGTGACTCCAAACGTGCAGTCTTTTTTAGAAAAAAAAGAAACTAGTTATATGGCTACTTTTTATGATACTCCAGGGACAGCCTCAGGATTACCTAAATATTATGCTAATTGGGATGCAAATTTTTGGATAGTGGCACCCACACCAAATGCTAACTATGAGATAACTTTAGCTTACATAAAACAACCTGACACAATAACATCAGGAACAGCAAGCACTACAGGAACTTATGTGTCAAATAAATATCAAGATTTGTTACTATACGCAGCCTTAGTAGAGGCATATGGATACTTGAAAGGTCCAGCAGATATGTTACAATACTATGAGCAATCTTATCGAAGAGCTCTTGCATCGTACTCTATCGAACAGCAAGGTAGAAGACGCCGAGACGAATATCAAGATGGTGTAATTCGTACTCCTTTACAATCACCATCACCATAATTAAGGAGAAAAAAATATGGCTAATGTAATACCTGACTCTTTTAAAACAGACCTGTTAAAAGGAACGTTTAATTTTGATTCATCCGGTGGATCAACTTTTAAACTTGCTTTATACACAGACATATCAGGATTAACGACATCAACAACAGCGTTTACTGCAACCAACGAAGTTAGTACATCTGGTACAAACTATTCATCTGGTGGAAATACTTTAACCAACAATGGTGTAGCTATTTCAAGTAATATTGGATTTGTTGATTTTGCAGATTTAACTTTTTCATCTGTGACGTTATCAGCGGTAGGGGCTTTGATTTATAAGAGTGGCGGTTCTAATGAAGCAGTATTAGTTTTAGATTTTGGTGGAACAAAAACAGCAACTAACGGAGATTTTGTTGTTCAGTTTCCAACCGCATCTAGTTCTGCAGCTATTATTAGACTAGGCAACGCATAATATTTTTGGAGTAGTAAATGGCATTTGTACTAAATGACAGGGTAAAAGAAACTACCACTACTACAGGTACAGGAACTATTTCTCTAGCTGGTGCTGAAACTGGCTTTGAAAGTTTCGTAGCTGGTATTGGTACGACTAATAAAACTTTCTATGCTATAGAATTACCAGGTAATGCTGAATTCGAAGTTGGCATTGGTACGGTTACTGACGCCAGCCCAGATACTTTATCCAGAGATACGGTTATCTCCTCGTCAAACTCTGATAGTAAAGTAGATTTTTCTGCAGGGACAAAAAATGTTTTTTGTACTTATCCTGCATCTAGAGCACCGTCTGCAAGTATGACGGCTTCGACTTATGCTTTTAATCATTCATCAACTTTGTCTGATGATCAAACAATTAGTAATGCAGTATTAGCAGGACCAGTCACAGTGACCGGAACTCAAACAATAACAGGAACGGTAGTAATAGTTTAATGAGTAAAGTAGAAGTAAACGAAATTGATAAACAAGATGGTTCTACCTTAACTTTAGGTGGATCAGGCACTACGGTGCAATTAGGAACTGGTGCCAGTCAAACAGGTTTTGGTAGAACAGGGACTGTTGATTGGCAGACAGGAAGTATTAAGACAACCACATTCACAGCAGTTAACGGTCAAGGGTTTTTTGCAGATACATCTTCAAGTGCTATTACAATGAACTTACCAGCAGGAACAGCAGGTAATATTGTATCTGTTGTTGACTATACAAACACATTTCAAAATAATGCTTTAACAGTGACACCTAATGGATCTCAAAAAATAGGTGGTGTAAATGCTTCTTTTATAGCAAGCACAGAAGGTCAATCCCTAACTTGGGTTTATGTTGATGATACTGAGGGATGGAAGAATGTTCAAGATTCAACTTCTAATGCTATAGGTAATGCTTTTATATCAGCAACTGGTGGAACAACTGCCGACTGCGGCAATTGTAGAATTCATACATTTACAGGACCAGGAACATTCACAGTTTCTCAAGCAGCGTCTTGTTCAGCTGATAATATAGTTTCTTATGTAATCGTTGCTGGTGGTGGCGGTGGTGGAGCTGAATGTGCTGGAGGTGGAGGAGGAGCAGGTGGATATAGAGAAGTAAAATCACCAACTACTCCTTTTACAGCTAGTCCATTGGATGGCTTTGCAACACCAGCAAACAGAGTTACAGTCACAGCTACAGCTTTTCCAATTGTGGTTGGAGGTGGAGGAACTGCAGGATCTGCACCTGGTCCAGGTGGTACAGGAAATAATTCAAGTTTTGGAGGAATTATAGCTGCCGGGGGTGGATTCGGTGGTGGTGGAAGTCCAAAATGTGGAGGAGATGGTGGTTCCGGTGGTGGTGGAGGTCATAATTCTGGTGCAGGTGGTACAGGAAATACACCCTCTGTTTCTCCGGCTCAAGGAAAAGATGGGGCAAACTCAGCACCTGCTACGGGTTCAGCACCAAGTGATGCCGCTGGTGGCGGAGGTGGAGCAACTACAGATGCTATTCAAGCACCTAATCCCCCTGGTGCATTCGATCACAAAGGCGGTACAGGTGCAACAAGTTCAATTACTGGTAGTGCAGTTACAAGAGCAGGTGGTGGTGGTGGAAGTAATAGATGTGGAGGTGGATCAAATGATACAGATGGTGGTGATGGTGGCGGCGGAAAAGGTGGATTTGGACCAAGACCAGGTCCTGCTCCTCAATCAACAGGACAAAATGGAACAGATAATACTGGTGGCGGTGGTGGCGGTGGTAAAAGTGCACCAGGACAACAGAATGGTGGCGCAGGTGGCTCTGGTATAGTAATAATAAGGTATAAATTTCAATAATTATGACGAGTACAATTAAAGTAAATACAATACAAAACACATGTGGAGCAGACATCATAAAAGAGTCTAGCAACACAATAACTAT